TTTAGTTTACAATGTGATGCAGACAAATTAAAAAGCGTTATAGAAGATTTTGATTTATTTGTTATTGAAGATGGTTGTTTTTATTCNAAGCGTTTAAATAATCATATAGATACTATTAATAGTAAGAGTATTAAAGCTAAAGAAAGTGCTACTAAGCGTTGGAATAATGCGAACGCAAAGCGAACGCATAGCGATAGCAATGCTAGTAGAGTAGAGTATAGTAAAGAAGATAAGAGTAAAGTAAAGAAGAATAATAAAAAGGGTGTTGATTATTATAATGATATTTCTTTTCCTGATTATTATGATATTCATTATGCTAAAAGAATAGAACAAGATGTAAATAAAACAAAAGAATATCATAAACACCTTAAAGATTTAGGGTATATACAACAAAGAAATAATTATAATGGTGAAACTAAGTGGATTAAAAAATGATATATAACAAAGATTATAGAGAAATAATAAAAGATTTGGATAAAGAAAATACTTTAATCATAACCGATCCACCTTACAATGTAGGGTGGAAGTATGATACATACAAAGACAAAGTTAGTGAAGATGATTATTTAAAATTATTTAGCCACTTTAAAGGGTTTAGATTTGTTGTTATTCATTACATAGAGGATATAATAAAATATGTTGTGCCAAGTATGGGTGTGCCGACAAAGATTGTTCAATGGGTTTACAATAGCAATATGGGAAAACAACACAGAAGTATAGCGTTTTTTAATTGCAAACCTGATTTTAATAAAGCAAAACAATTACCAAAAAATCCAACAGATAAAAGAGTTAATTCAGAAGTAAAATTGTATGATTGGTGGTTAATTAATTTAGTTAAAAATGTGAGTAAAGAAAAAGAAGATTATTCAAATCAAATACCTGAACAAGTTATTAGCAATATAATAAAGATAGTTGCTAACAAAAATGATATTATTTTTGATCCTTTTATGGGTTCAGGAACAACACCTGCTGTTGCAAGTAAATTAGAATATAAATATATAGCAACAGATATATCTGAAAAAGCATATAATATAACAAATAAAAGATTAAGCAAAATAGAAAACAATTTATTTACAATATGAAAGAATATAATTTACAAAAAGCAGTTTGCAAGTATTTAAATCTTAGTAATATACTTTTTTGCGGTTCAATGGGGGGCAATTATCAACCACACGTTTCTGTTAGAATGAGAGCAAAATTATCTGGATATAAACGCGGGTTTCCTGACTTGTTTATATACGAACCACGTGGCGAATATCATGGATTAGCAATCGAATTAAAAGTTGGATATAATAAACCAACAAAAGAACAATTAGAATGGATTGAGCAATTAAATAAAAGAAATTATAAAGCTGTTGTTTGTCGTGGTATAGATGAAGCACTAAATGAATTACAAAATTATCTAAGTTTATGAGAATTAAACCAACATTTTTTAATAGTAGAAATACAAAAACATATTGGGATTATAACGATATGAACAATTACTTGTTTATAATTTTATTTGATTCCGGTGCTGAGTTATCTTTTATTTTAAGAGATTTGAATAAAAACAAAAGTATATTAAATTATATTTATAATAAAATACACAAGAGATTTGGCAATGTTGCAGAAATAGATACAAGCAAAATATCAAGTGTAGAATATAACTTAATGAAGCAGATAAATATACCCTCTATTGTAAAAATATGTTAAACGATTACTTGACTGACAATTATAATAAGTTAAAAGATATTGCCTATAATATAACAAGTGGCAATGATGATGAGGACTTATTAAGTTTTGTAATTGAAGAACTATATAAATGTGATACTAAACGGATTAACGAAATAATAAAAAAGAAGCAGATGACATTTTATGTCGTCAGAGTTATGTTAAATCAATACCAATCAAAAACCAGCAGATATCACTACAAGTATAGAAAGTATTACGAATACCACACCACAACAACAATAGAATCTATAAGCCCTGATAACACAGAATACACAATAAAAGACAAAGAAGAAGTAGAAGAACGCTTAGAATGGATTGAAGAAAAACTAAAGGATATATATTGGTTTGACGCAGAATGTTTTAGAATCTATTTTAGAGAGGGCTACAGNTTNTCNGAGATGGCAAGAGAAACAAAGATTTCTAAAAACACTTTGCATAAGTCAATTAGTAATGTTAAAAACTATTTAAAGAATGAAAGATAAAGGACTAGGAGACACTATCGAACGTATAACTAAAGCAACAGGTATTAAAAAAATCGTTGATAAGGTTAGTGAAATAACAGGAAAAGACTGTAATTGTAATGAGCGTAAAAATGCTTTGAATAAAATGTTTCCGTATAATAAAGTCAGACAATTCACAGAAGATGAATTAAAGATATATGAAGAAGTATTGCCAAGATTAAAGGGTGGCACGATCACAGGGCAAGACCAATCTACATTAATTAGATTATACAATAAAGTATTTAATTCAAACAAACAACCTTCAAGCTGTTCTAGTTGTGTTCAACAAACACTAGCAAAGTTAGCTAAGGTATATGTAAATAGTTGTAAGACAAATGGTTAAGAGAGCAGGATATACACACAGAGAAAGAAAACGTAAAAAGCGTAAAGGAATACACAGCAAAAATAATAAGCCAAGTAAAAAATATAGAGGACAAGGACGATGAAATATGTAATTTATATAGACAAAACAGGCGAAGGAAAACACCTATATAGTCCAGGACTAATGAACGAAAAGAAGTATAAAAAGTGGATAAAAGAAAACCCAGATGTTGAAATACACAAAGTAGATAAATATGAAGAATAAATCCCAAAAATTTAGATTCTGTTGCAGTTGTATCAGGATGACATTATTAACAGAAGATGGTTGTTATTTTTGCGGAAGCAAATTTATATTAGCTACTAAAACAGATGACTTAAATATAAGACCTAAGAAATATGCAGAATCACACTAAAGTATATATGAACTTTTTTGGTTATGGAGAAGATGACTTCATAATGTGCGAGATGTGTCAACAAGATAGGGCGGTGGACATTCATCATTTAAATAGTCGTAAAATGGGTGGCGTTGGTTCTAATAGAATAAGAGGAACTAAAAAAACTGATTTAGATTATATAGAAAACCTAATGGGCTTGTGTAGAGATTGCCACAATAAAGCAGAAAGTAATGACGCTTCATTCAATATGTATTGCCGAATAAAACACTTGGAATTAGTATGCAATCAAGTATACGCTTTAATAGAATATGAAAAACGATATGAAAATAGAAAGTAAATTAATCACAGATTTAAAACCTGCTACTTATAATCCTAGACAAATAAGTACAAAGCAATTTAAGGACTTAAAGGAATCAATTAAAAAATTTGGTCTTGTTGATCCTATAATAGTAAATAAAAACAATACGGTTATTGGTGGTCATCAACGATTAAAGATATGCAAAGAACTAAAGCATATTGAAATAGATTGTGTTGTATTAGATTTAAGTAAAGAAGAAGAACGGGAATTAAATATACGTCTTAATAAAAATACAGGTGATTTTGATATGGATATATTAGCTAATGAATTTGATATAGACGAACTTGTTGATTGGGGTTTTAAGCATATTGATTTAGATATTAACATTGATAAAATAGTTGAGGGCAATACAGAAGATGACCATATACCTGAAGTAAAAGAAAGCAGAGTTAAATTAGGTGATGTTTGGGAACTTGGAAAACATAGATTGATGTGTGGAGATAGCACAAAAGAAAGTGATGTTGAAAAGTTAATGAATGGAGAAAAAGCTGAATTATTACACGCAGACCCTCCTTATGGAATGGGTAAAGAAAAAGATGGTGTATTAAATGATAACCTATATAAAGAGAAATTAGACACTTTTCAATTAGAATGGTTTAAAACTTTTAGACCTTATTTAGAGGATAATGGCTCTTGTTATATTTGGGGAAATGCAGAGGACTTGTGGCGTTTGTGGTATTCGCTTTTAAAAGACACAGAACGCTTAACTTTTAGAAATGAAATAGTTTGGAATAAAGGATTTGCACAACAATTTGCACAAATGACTAAAGGAAATTCTATATTAAGAAGTTATAATATAATAACAGAAAGATGTTTATTTTTTATGATAGGTGAACAAGGTTTTAATAATAATGCAGATAATTATTGGGAAGGGTGGGATAGTATAAGAAATTATTTGATAGATGAAAAAGAAAAAAGCAAATTCACAAATAAAGAATTAACGGAATTAACAAATACTGCACACACACATTATTGGGCTAGAAGTCAATGGGCATTTCCAACAAAAGAGCATTACAACACAATTAGAAACGCAAGTAAAGGTCTGGCGTTTAAAAAAGAATACAACGAATTGAAAAAAGAATACAACGAATTGAAAAAAGAATACAACGAATTGAAAAAAGCATTTTATGATACAAGGGCATACTTTAATAATACACACGATAATATGACCGATGTTTGGACTTATGAAAGAGTATCAGGAAAAGAAAGACATAACCACGCTACACCAAAACCTGTGGAAATGATGGAACGAATAATTAAAACAAGTAGTAAAGAAAAAGTAATAGAGCCCTTTTTAGGTAGTGGTTCAACATTAATTGCTTGTGAAAAAACAAATAGAACTTGTTATGGAATGGAATTAGACACTAAATACTGTGATGTAATTATAGAAAGATGGGAACAGTTTACAGGACAAAAAGCAACTAAGTTATAATAGATTAAATAATACAAATGGCACAGAATAAAAAAGAGAAATTATTAAAGGCGTTAGAAGAAACGCAGGGCTTAATATATCACGCTTGTAAAAAAGCTGGTAATATAAGCAGAAGTACATACTATCGTTATATGCGAGAAGATAAAGAATTTGCTAAAGCAGTAGAGGATATTAAAGAAGCACAGATAGATTATGTAGAAGGGCAATTAATAAAGAATATATCTAGCGGTAAAGAAACAAGTATTATATTCTATCTAAAGTCAAAAGCTAAAGATAGA